CTCAAGAGCGTGAAATAAATACTGATAAGGGATAGCAACCCCTCTAAAAGTTCTGTTTTTAACGAAACAGGAGCTAAAATGGGAAATCATCATCAGGTTGATAAGGGAGAATTGTTCATCGAACAAGGAATGACCCTTATTACAGAAGTAGAAAGCGAAAAATATCTTAGAAAAGCATCAAAACAGAGAAAAATTACTCAAAATGAGGAACTCTACCCCATTCCAGACGATCGTTTAGAGCGTCCTTGTGGCGGTGCTCATGGTTTTGATGATTTTGTTGAAAGATGGCATGAGTAAATATAAATAAAATCAAGAAAACTCTAGTCTAATGGCAGAACAAAGGATATCCAGATCATTTAAAGACATCAGTTTATCCTTTGTTCCACATCCTGTAACAAAGGATCTTCAAGTATTAAAAAATGAGAATGCGATTCGTAGATCCGTAAGAAATATTGTTGAGACTATTCCGACAGAAAGATTTTTTAACTCATTATTGGGTTCTGATGTTAGGGATAGTTTATTTGAATTTGTAGATTTTGGTACTGCCTCTGTTATTCAAAGTCAAATATTAGTTGCAATTGAAAACTTTGAACCGAGAGTTGAAAATGTTGTTGTTGAGGTTGATCCACAACCAGATCAAAATTCATTTGATGTTACGGTGATCTTTGATATTATTGGACAAGAGTTTCCAACACAAGAATATTCATTCCTCCTAGAGGCAACAAGATAAAAAATGCCTTTTACTAAATTCACCAATCTAGACTTTGATCAGATAAAGACTTCGATTAAAGATTATCTTCGTGCTAATTCTACATTTAGCGACTTTGATTTTGAAGGATCAAACTTTTCTGTCTTGATTGATACCCTTGCATATAACACTTATATTACTGCATTCAACAGTAATATGATTGTAAATGAGTCTTTCTTGGACTCTGCCACTCTTCGTGAGAATGTGGTATCACTTGCAAGAAACATTGGTTATTTACCCCGCTCTAGAACGGCAGCAAAGGCAATCATTTCCTTTAATGTAGCGGTTGGAGTAGACACTCCCACAGTGACCTTAAAGAGGGGTCTAGTGTGCGTAGGAAGCACAAACGATGATTCATATACATTTTCAATTCCCCAGGATATAACCGCGCCTGTGGTAGATGGAGAGGCATCATTTAATGATATAGAAGTATATCAAGGAACATATTTAACAAAAAAATTCATATATGATGGATCTTTGGATCAAAGATTTGTTTTAAGCAATTCTTTTATCGACACTTCTACCTTATCCGTTTATATAAAAAAATCATCAGAGAATGTAAATGATAATGTTTTGGGAGTTGAATATAAACAACTCGAAAATATTTTAGAAACCACATCATCTTCTAGAATTTATCTTCTTCAAGAAATACAAGATGAAAAGTATGAATTGAAGTTTGGAGACGGCATATTTGGTAAGAAGTTGGGAGATGAATATGGTAATGATGGAACTGTCATTACTGCAAATTATATCGTGACAGATGGAAAAGATGGGAATGGTGCGAGTACATTTGCATTCTCTGGAACTATTTTAGATTCTGAGGGTGGTGTAATTTCTCCAGGAACAGTAACAGTAACTACAAATCAAGCATCACAAAACGGTTCTAGTATTGAAAGTGTTGATTCTATCAAATATTATGCTCCAAAAATTTATTCTGCACAGAATAGAGCAGTTACATCAAGAGACTATGAAGCCATTATAAAAAGAATATATCCTGATACAGAATCAGTTGCAGTTGTTGGTGGTGAAGAATTAGATCCTCCACAATTTGGAAATGTTATTTTGAGCATTAAACCAAAAAATGGAACATTCGTTTCTGATTTCAACAAGGCACAAATTTTAAATCAGTTAAAGCAATATACTGTTTCTGGTATCAATACAAAGATTACTGATCTTAAGATTCTTTATGTTGAGATTGATTCTGCTGTTTATTATAACAACTCTCAAATATCAAGCGCAGAATCCCTAAAGACTAGAGTATTGAACAGTTTAACGTCATATTCCAATTCTTTAGATCTTAATAAATTTGGTGGAAGATTTAAGTACAGTAAAGTTCTTAATGTAATTGATAGTACAGATTCTTCAATCACATCTAATATTACTAAAGTAAGAATTAGAAGAGATATAGTTGCATCTTTAAATCAATTTGCACAATATGAGTTATGTTTTGGAAATCAATTCAATGTACAACCACAAGGACTCAATATAAAATCTACCGGATTCAAAATTTCTGGCGAATCTTCCACGGTGTATTTTACAGATACTCCTAATGTAATTTCTCGCGGATCTGTTGTCCGTAATGCAACTGAGGCTGGAGAGGTATTTTTAACCAGACCTAGCAGTGTTAATGCAACAACAGGTGTTATTTCTATAGTTAAGACAGATGGAACTGTTGTTGGAAAAAATGTTGGAACAGTAGATTATGTTAAAGGTGAAATTATAATAGGAACAATTAATATAACTTCAACAGATAGGGAAGGTGGAATAATAGAAATTCAAGCATACCCAGAATCCAATGATGTTATTGGATTAAAAGACTTGTATCTTTCATTTAATATTCCTAAAAGTGAGATAAATATGGTAAGAGATGTGATAGCATCTGGTGATGAAATAACAGGAAACGTGTTTACTAGAGACTATTATACATCAAGTTATTCACAGAAGAATTTAACAAGAAACTAATATGATACAAACTGGATTTGAATCTAGAGTTAAGGTTCAGCAAATCATTGAGAATCAACTTCCAAGTTTTATTTTGGATGAAAATCCAAATGTTTCTGAATTCCTAAAGCAATATTACATATCGCAAGAATATCAAGGTGGTCCAACAGATATTGTTGAAAACCTTGATCAATATTTAAAAGTAGATAATCTTACATCAGATGTTGTTGTAGGATTCACTACATTAACTTCCTCTGTAGAAGTTGATGATACGGAAATACAGGTTTCTAGTACAAAGGGATACCCTAAAAATTATGGTTTATTAAAAATTGATAATGAAATTATAACTTATACTGATATTGTAGGAAATACTTTCACTGGATGTGTTCGCGGATTTAGTGGAATTACTGGATATTCTCATGATTTAAATCAAGAAGAATTGGTATTTTCTACCAGCAGTAGTGAAAAGCACGATTCGGGGTCAGAGGTAAAAAATCTAAGTTCTCTGTTTTTACAGGAATTTTATAAGAAATTAAAATATACAATTTCTCCTGGTTTAGAACAAACAGAATTTACTTCAGAATTAGACGTTGGTAATTTTTTAAAAGAAGTAAATTCTTTTTATAGAGCAAAAGGAACTGATGAATCATTTAGAGTTTTATTCAATGCTCTTTATAATGAAAATCCAAGAGTTATAAATTTAGAAAATTATTTAATAAAACCTTCTCATGCAGAATATGTAAAACAAGAAGTAGTTATTGTTGAAAAATTATCTGGTGGTAACTTTAAAAATTTATTAGGACAAACAATATTCAAATCCACAGATGTCTTAACAAATGCTTCTGTTTCTGCTGCTGAACCTTTTTTCAGAAAAAATAAAGAATATTATAAATTATCGCTTTATGTTGGAAATAATGAATTTTCTGCAATTCAAGGAAATTTTGTAATAACTCCCAATACTAAAATAGTTTCAGAAGCATCTGGCAGTTCTTCTGTAATAACTGTAGATTCTACAATTGGATTTCCTGAGAGTGGAACATTGATTTCAGGAAATAATACATTTACATATACAAATAAAACAGTAAATCAGTTTTTGGGATGTTCTGAAAGAGAAGAAACAATTTCAAAAAATTCATTAATTATAAGCGATGATACTTATTATGGATATGAAAATAATGATACGACAAAGAAACTTGAATTTAGAATTTTGGGAGTATTATCTGATTTTGTACCATCTTCAAAAAACATCAACAGTTCTGAGGGTGATATTTTATCTGTAAAATTTGTAGGTGATGAAGTTAAAAATCCATTAATCAAGAATTATAAGGAAATTTTCAGCAATTCCTGGATTTATAATACATCAACAAGATATGGAATATCTAGTACTGAGTCTAACTATCAATTAACAGATACAATTGATAGATCTAGTTTAAAACCTGGTGATAGGATAGAAAAAGTAGAAAGAGATGGGGACATTGTTCTTGAAGAATTTAATGATCCTCACATTGATAAAATATTATCTACAAATTCTGTAAGTATAATCGGTTCTTTTTCTGGAATTAATACAAGTTCAAAATACGATTTGAGAAGAAAACTCAATACTGCAAAGAGTTCTGGTGTTCCCATAGAATATGGAAATGATGTAATCACTTCTGATATACAAAATGTATACTTTGACGGTGAAGATTATTCATATGTAGCATCAAATTCTTTACCATCGGGGTCTATTGATAAGTTTTATCCATATAGATATACTCTAAATTTAAATATCAAAAAAGAAACCACTGGTGTTCCAGTAAAACTAAATGAAACTGATGATTATGCGGAAATAATTGGATTTGATAATAATGCTCCATTTTTAACTGGTGATAGAGTTTTTTATCAACCAGATTCAATACCACTTGTAGGATTAAAAACTGGAAGTTATTATGTGGAGGTTCTTCCAAATAAAAAACAAATAAAATTACACACTTCTCCATATTTTATTGGTGTAAATCCAATAAAATTCAAAGAGCCAGAATCTGGATTTGAACCAGGAACCTTTACATTATATTCTCATAGGTCTGGTGAAATTGGTATTCAAAATATACTTAAAAAAATACCTCTTCATTCCACAATAAAAGGACCTGGAAAAGAGACTGTTCCTGGCACGACTGGAATGCTTATTAATGGAGTTGAAATCAATAACTATAAATCGAACGATAGAATATATTATGGTCCTTTACAATCTGTCGATATTTTATTTGGAGGGAATGGATATGATGTTATAAATCTTCCAGAAATATCTATTTCTTCAGGAATAACTAATGCACTGGCACAACCAGTAATTAGTGGATCTATAAAAGAAATATATATTGATTCTCAAAATTATGATATTGATAAAGTTCTTTCGGTAGAAGTTTCTGGAGGAAATGGATCTGGTGCGATATTAAAACCAATAGTTGTAAAAAGGGTAAGAGAAATAAGTTTTGATGGAAGAACTATAGTAAATGGTGGTGGAATCAGCACAACTGGGAATAGGATTGTATTTTTAGAAGATCATAATTTAAATAATGGCGATAAAGTTTTATATAATTCAAATGGAAATCCTTCGGTAAAAATTGGTTTTGGAACTGAAACCTTAACAAATAATGGGTTTTATTTTGTAAGAGTTAATAATAATAGAACAGTTTCATTATACGAAACATATGAGGATTATGAAAGTAATTCTAATGTGGTAGGATTTTCTACAGGAACTTTTGGAAAACATAAGATTACCACTACAGATTTAAAAAATACAATTTCATCCATAGAAGTATTAAGTGGTGGTTCTGGATATACAAATAGAAAACTTATTGTTAAACCATCAGGAATATCAACAATAACAAATTCTATTAATTTTAAAAATCATGGATTCAATACTGGAGAGTTGATTGAATATAATTATGAAACTTCACAAATAACGGGACTCTCCACATCAAATCAATATTATGTTTTGAAGATTGATGAAAATTCATTTAGAATATGTAATGCTGGTGTTGGAGGAACTGATGCTTCTTATTATATCAAAAAATATTATGAAACATTTTCCGATGGTGGTTCTGGATATCAATACTTCAGTTATCCAGAAATTTCAGTATCTGTAAAATATAATCCCGTTGGTTTTGGAACTACAACTCAAACTTACAAAGAAGTTGTTGTTACTCCTATTGTTAAAGGTAAAATAGAGCAATTATATCTTTATGAAAATGGAACTGGATATGGATCTACAATATTAAACTATCAAAAAAATCCATCCATAACAGTAAAAAATGGCAAAAGTGCGGAATTAAAACCAAATATTTCCAATGGCCAAATTGTATCTGTAAGTGTGCAATATGGTGGAAGAGAATATTACTCTCTGCCAGATTTAGATGTAAAAGATTTGAGTGGATCTGGATCTGGAGCGAAACTCAGACCCATTATCAATAATGGAAGAATTCAACAGGTTATTGTACTTAGTTCTGGAATTGGATATTCTGATAATCAAACTTATATTACAGTTAATCCTTCTGGGTCAGGTGTAAAATTCTCGCCAACTGTTAGAGGTCTTACGGTAAATAATAATTATAAATTTGGCGATGAAATTTTATTAGAAACAAATAATAAATTGCAATATACGGTATCATCTTACTTTGGTGCTCTAAGAACTACATTTGAAGAAGTAGAGGATACTAGATCTGGTATTATCGGATGGGCATATGATGGAAATCCAATTTATGGTCCATATGGATATCCTGATCCTGCAATACCTTTAGGAGTAAAAAGACTAGAATCTGGATACACTCTTGATTCTTCAAATGTTATAGATAGACCTTCTGGGTTTGATGATGGATTCTTTGTTGAGGACTATAAGTTTTCACCTTCAAATACTAGCCTAGACGAAAGAAATGGTAGATATGGAGTAACTCGTGAGTTTCCGAATGGAGTATATGCTTACTTTGCGACAATTGATGAAGACGGAAATCCCACATTTCCATACTTTATTGGAAATCAATACAAGTCTCAAACATTAGATGAAAATGCCACTTTAGATCAATCATTTGATTTTAAAAATTCAAGTTTACTCAGAAACACTTTCCCATATAAAATTTCAGACACATATTCTAATTATGATTTTATTTCCAAAATTGATGATTATAAAAATCAAAAAATAATTATAGAATCTGTTTCTAAGGGAATAGTAGAAAAATGTAAAATAGTAAATTCCGGATCAGATTATGAAATTGAAGATATTTTAAATTTTGATAATTCTAGAACTGGTGGAACTGATGCATATGCATATGTTTCATCTTTGGAAGGAAAAGATATCCTCAATATAGAAACGTCATCCGCAATATATGAGAACTCGGTATTTACATGGGAAAATGAAGAAAATGTAAAAGTTACAATATTACCACATCATTCATTCAATGATGGAGATGTCGTAACTATCTCAGGATTTTCTACCACTTTATCTGGACTTAATGGAAAACATAGAATAAAAGTCATTCCCAAAAGTTCTACTTTAATTGCGCCAATTCAATCAACATTAAGTATTGGTGGAACAGAAATATATCTGTCTAAAATTCCACAAAATGTATCTGTTGGAAGTAGTATTGGAATAGGAACAGAAACTCTTAAAGTATTGGAAGTATTTGAAAATAAGAATATATTGAGAGTTGAAAGAGGACTCTTAAATGTTGCTCATGATGAAAATTCTGTAGTAGATTTTAAACCAGATTCATTTAGTATTGATTTTTCGACCGAAATCTTTGTATCTAAAACAAATGATAAAGTTTTCTTTAATCCATTAGAGTCAGTAGGATTTGGCACAACTGTAGGATTATCTTATATTGCAACCTTTGATTTTGGTGATGAGTCGAATGTTTCTAGACAAATTCCTACAAAATCTATTTACATTGAAAATCATCCATTTAAAAACAATCAACAAGTAGTTTATACTTCAAATGGAACGGAATTATCAATTTCAACTGATGGAATAATACCATCTATTCTACAATCCCCATCCAATCTTTTTATAGTTAATAAAGGAAAAAATATTATTGGATTAAAGACTTCGATAAATTCTAGTGATTTATTCTTCCATTTCCCTGGTGGTAGCGATAATGATTTGTATTCTTTAGAATCTACTTATGAGCAGGTTGTAGGAAAGGTTGAAAGGATAAAGGCAACTGTCTCCGTATCAACATCTCATGAAATGTCTTCTGGGGATATTGTTAAGTTGACAGTGAATCCAAGTTTGTCTGTTGGAATTGGAACTTCTACTGCGGTAAGAATTTCTAGAGATCAAAATAGAATTTTAGTTAATCCTATAGGATTTAATTCTACAGGAGTTAATATAGTTACAGATACAATTACTCTTTCAAATCACGAATTAAAAACCGGAGATAAAGTTTACTATTCTGCAGATTTAGTGTCTTCTGGTTTATCAACTGGCGATTATTACATCTTTAAAGTTGATTCTAATACTATTAAACTTTGTGATACTTATTTGGATTCTTCCAATAATCCACCAGTCGTAGTGAGCATTGCGGGAACTGGTGGAGCATCTCAATTTATATCTTTAGTCAATCCAAGACTAGAACCAACAAAGAATAATAATTTGGTGTTTGATGTATCAGACTCTTCACTTTATGGTTATGATTTTAAAATTTATAGAGATCAAGAATTTGAAGATGAATTTAAATCTACAGCATTAGCACAGCAATTTAACATTATTGGAGTGGGTACAATAGGAACTGCAAATGCATCAGTTACTGTAAATTACGATTCCAATATTCCAAATTTATTGTATTACAATTTGGAAAATAATGGAGTTCCAAATATTGCAGATAAAGATGTAAAAAATTATTCAGAAATATCTTTTGAAAATAGTGTTTATAATGGAACATATAGTATTCTAGGAGTTGGTCAAACAACATTTGAGATAGTTCTTAAAAATGTTCCTGAGAACCTTTCGTATTCTTATGAAGATTGTGATATTTTAAAATATAGCACAACATCAAAAACTGCTAAAGGTGGAATTGACGAAATAAATGTAATTTCTGGTGGATATGGATATAAAAAATTACCAGTAGTTGATAGTGTTTCTTCCACCATAGGAAAAGATGCATATATTCTTGCAGAATCTTCTTCTATCGGAAATGTAAAAGAACAAAAAATTAAAAATGAAAAATTTGAATATCCATTTGACCCGACTCTCAACCCAACAGCCTTTGTATCTCCAAATGTAATTGTTACAGATTCAAATACAATAGAATCTGTAACAATTACTGATGGTGGAAGTGGATATATTGAGGCACCAGATATCATTATTATAAATTCTCTTACCAGAGAAAAAATTGATACTGGAATCTTAAATGCTTCATTGGTTGGAGATTCTATAAGAAAAATAGAAATTGAAGATAAACCAAAAGGTCTTCCAGAAAAATCTGTAGAGTTGATTGCTGTCAATAATACCAATGGAATTTCTATCCAGAGAGTATCAGCAGGTTCAAGCACGTCATTTACATGTGAAATAACAAAACCAACTTTTGGATATGATCCAGCCCCATTTGCCTTTGGTGATGAAGTGTTTATCGAGGGTATACAAGATTTAGGTGATGGAACTGGTTTTAATTCTGAAGATTATGGATATAAGTTTTTTAAAGTAACAAGTTATCAAGATACTTCTCCATATGACAAAGTAACATTTGACTTAACAGATCCTTATTATGGATCTTTAGGATTAACAACAAATGTAGGAACTGCTAAAACAATACAAGAAGGGTATGCAAAAATTATATCTTCTAATGATTATCCCATTTTTAGTGTAAAACAGAGTAAATTATCTTTCTCCATAGGAGAAAACCTGATTGTAAATGGTGTAGAAAGAGATTTAAATGTTTCCAGTTATGATGGAACATTGCTTAAAGTATCAGGAACTTATGAATTATCGATTGGAGAAGTTATTACTGGAAAATATTCTTCAACTGTTGCCACAATACTTGATATTGATATTAATGAAGGAATTTTTAATATCAGTTATTCAATTCCAAAGAATATTGGTTGGATAGATGAAATTGGAAAATTAAATTTAGATAACCAAGTCACTTCAAACAATGACTATTATCAAAATCTTTCATATTCTGTACAGAGCACCAAAGAATATCAAGAAATAGAAAAAAATATAAAACCTTTATTACACACTAGTGGATTGAAAGATTTTGCTGAAACTAAAATAGATCAATCAACCGATGCTTCAGATCTTCTGGGCATCGATCAAACAAATGTTATAATCGACTACATAGATGATCTTAGAGTCGATACTATTCACAACTTTGATAATGCAGCAGATGCAGAATTGGATCCAATAACTGGCAATTCTAGATATATTAAACTTGAAAAAATAAGACTTACAGATTATACCGAAAACATTGGAAATCGCGTTCTTGCGATAGATGATATTAGCAACCAATTCTCCAATTTTGAAGATGATCCAAGTGAGTTTTTAAATGTCATATTGTTAGATCCTTCAATTTCATATGAAAATTTATTATTTAGAGTAACAAGTCTTGATGGCAGTCAAATTCAATTGACAGAGATTGTTTTATTGAATGATAATAATGATTATTACATAATAGAAAAAGGTAACATTTCTAATGTTGGATCATCTGAATTCCATATTTTAGGAGAAAATTATGGTGAATTTCTTATTGTAGAAGATGAATTTAACAATAGATATCTAAGATTTGTTCCAGAAAACCCATATGACATCGACTATGATTTAAAACTTGTAAGAAATACTTTTAGATCTTCCACAGTAGGTTTTGGAACAACTGCAGTAGGTTTTGTAGATTTAGTAAGTTCTGCTGGAGTTGTTACTTCTGGAGAGACTTCATCTGTTGTTGACCTTGATTTAAATTCAAATTCACTATACGCCAATGTTCAAGTAATTGACGATTCAACAAACCAAATGAACTTTGTTGAATTATATGTAACTTCTGATGGATCTAACACATACTTATCCGAATATTATTTTGATACAGAATCCGATATCTCAGAAACATCTAGTAATTTTATAGGTTCTTTTAGTGCCAATCTTTCTCCTGGAGGAATTTTATCACTATCTTATACCAATACCTCTTCTAACAATAATACTTTTAGAGCAAAAACTGTTGGATTTGGAACCACAACTTTAGGAACTGGTTATTATAGATTTAAGACTGATAGACAACTAGATGGATTTGAAAGATCTGTTTTATATCGTTCCGACTTTACTGTTGGAACAGGAAACACAAACATTGTATCAATAGACAAAGGTCTTTTCAATTCATTTAAATCATTAGTAGAAGTTAGCATTGGATCTACAAAAGCCATTCATCAAATAATGCTCATACAAGATGGGTCTGACGTTTATGTTCAACAATCACCTCTTCTTAGCGTAAGCGGTATTGGGACCTTTGATGGAGCTTCTGGAATAGGAACTTTTGGTGGAGATAATAGTGGATCAGATTTAGAATTGAACTTCTATCCAGATGCAGAATATTCATCAGAAATTATCACTCTTTCAGCGTTTAGTCAGTGTTTCTATACTGTTTTGGACAATGATAATGAACCACCAATTCTAGAATATGGAAATATTGAGGAGTCTGTAGACATACAATTCTATAATTCAATAAATGGGAACAGAATTAATATATCTAATTTTAATTTAACATCGGATGGAACACCTATCTTTGCTAAGACATTTGATCCAGAAGATGAAAATATTTTAAATGCATCTACTGGTGAATTTAGCATACAAAATCATTTCTTTAAGAATAGAGAAGAATTAATTTATACTCCAAAATCAACAATTATTGGACTTGCAGCAACTGCAATGGCATATACCGATGGTGTTACTAGCGGTACACTTCCTTCTACAGTTTTTGCTATTGTTAATGATCTTAATTATGATAAATTCCAGATATCTACGAGTATTACTGGAGCAGCAGTAACATTTACAAATCTTGGCGGCGGAAATGCACACCAATTTGAGATGAAAAAGAAAAATGAAAAGGCAATTATTACTATTGACGATCTTATTCAAACTCCAGTAACTCTTACAAATGTATCACATACATTGTCTACAAATATTTCTGATACTGAT